CTCCAAGGTGGTCCCCGTCAAGGTCATCACCGCCTCGCGTGGCAAGGTCCAGCGGGCCGAGCCGGTCGCGGCGGCTTACGAGCAGGGCCGCGTGCATCACGTCGGGGCGATGGCCAAGCTTGAGGACCAGCTGACGACGTGGACCCCCGCTGACGGGACGAGCCCGGACCGCCTAGACGCCTTGGTGTGGGCCGTGACAGAGCTGACGGACAACTTCAGTGCCGACGCCTGGATCGCATGGGCGAAACGCAAGGCCGAGGAAGCCGCCGCCGACCGGGACGCACCCCCGGAACCCCGCGCGAACGGCGCCGTGCCCGCCGCTGAGACGCCACCCGGACCAGACGCGGACGTTGTTCCCCTCACCCCGGCTGAAGCCCGCAGGGCGGCGAGGAACGCTGCGTTCGCGGCTGGCTCGTGGACCTAGGATGCTGCCATGACTGGCGGCGAGGACATGGACGCGTTCGAGGCCGAGCTAAAGCGGCGCGGTGACGCATTGCTCGCTGGCCGTAACTTCGGCTATCCCGAGGACTACTGCGACCCCGCGTACGACGGCACTCCCGCAGGCTTCCGTGACGTGGTGATCCCGGCACGGCTCAAGGCGCTGGAGCGGTCGATCAACGAGACGTTCGCGGACCTGCTGCCGGAAGGCTGCCGGTTCGAGTACGCCCCCGTCGAACCATCGCGGACTGAGCGTGTCGCGGACCTGGTCCGCAATGGCCACCTGAATGACGCCTCGGATCGGGTGGACTGGCGCGCAGCACTAAGCCTGCTACCCGACGAGGACTAGGGCGCCGCGGCCCCCTCGCCGCCGTCTTTGACCGTCCACGTTCCCGTCTCCCGGTACTCGGCATGCTCCCGGCGGCACTCACCGCACATGACCTCATTGACGGTGCCGTGCCACGTGCACACCCACGGGACCGGCTGCGGGAGACGCGGGATCAGGTTCCACATCGGCTCGTGCGGCAGCGTGGCCACGTACCGCGCGTAGTCCTCCCGATAGCTCATCCGCCCATCATGGCAGCGAGGGGGCGGCTGAATGGGCGTCCGCACTCGCATCGGGAACGGCCTGACCCGCGTGGCGAAGACCTTCGGCACGTCGGTACCGGAGTCCTTCACGCAGGGTGAAGCCGCCAGCCAGATGACCCCGGCGTCCCCGTTCAGCCCCGGCACGCCCATCGGCCCGTACGACGGCTACGACCGGCACACCCGCCAGTTCAATTTCCAGACCGGCTACAACATCAGCACCCGGCCGCGGCTTCACGAGGCAGTGTCGTTCTCCACGCTCTCTGGCTTGGTAGAGTCTTACGATGTGGCTCAAATATGCTGCACGCCAAAGACTGAGATCATCACCAAGCGCGGCCTCGTCCCGATTGAGGACGTAGTTGTCGGCGATGAGGTAATCACGCACCTGGGCCGCTGGCGGCGCGTAACCGAGACGATGGTCAACAGGCCGCATACTCCCGTGCGGACGATGAAGACGAGCGCGTTCGAGGATCTGTCGGTCACCGGCAACCATCCTGTCTATGCGGTTGACTATGGCCTGAGTCAGACCAATAGGCGCGCAGCCAAGGGGATCGGCTGGGTTAGCGCCGACCGGTTGCGTCCGCGAGGGCCGAAGTCCCCCGGCAACCGCCGCTTTGACGGGCTTGTACTGCCCGCGCTCGCCTTCCCAGACGGATGCCCCGTACTCGACATAGGGACGATTGCCGGGGACGCATACACGGCCAACCCTGACGGAATGCTGGTCCGGACCCTCGGGGGACGGCTCACGCCGGTTCCCGCTCAGGTCAAGATGGACGCCGCCCTCGGCCGGCTGCTCGGCTGGTACCTGGCCGAGGGGTCGCAGGGCCATAACCGCGACGTACATTTCACCCTGGGTGCGGGCGAGCGCGATTACGCAGAGCAGATCGTCGCCGACGCCACCGCCGTTTTCGGCCTGGGTGGCACCATTAGTCCGGTGACCGGGGGCGCCAGCCTAGGCGTCCGCATCCACTCGACTATCCTCGCGTCGCTGTTCCGTTGCGGCACTGCGCACACCAAGCGGCTGCCGGAGTGGGCGTGGGCCGGCGGCCGGGAGTTCTTCACCGCCATGCTTGAGGCGTGGGCCCTCGGTGACGGCTGCCGCAGTATCCGCGAGGGCAAGGAAAACTGGTCACCCCGCATCATGGTGATCACTGTCTCGCGGGACCTGGCCTGGCAGATGCGGATGATCGCGATCGCCCTTGGCCTGTCTGCGTCCGTGGTCACCTCGCGGGGGCGCGACAAATACAAGTCCTCCGTCATCAACGGGCGAGAGCTTGCCAGTTCACCCATCTGCTACCGGGTGGAATGGCGAGAGAAGCCGACCCGCTGGGGCCGTGAGTCCTTCGAGTTCGATGGCCGGTACCTCGCGACCGCGCTCGTCTCCGCCGAGCAGTCGGACTACGACGGCCCGGTCTACAACCTCGAAGTCGAGGAAGACGAGTCCTACGTCACGACCGGCGGCACTGTCCACAACTGCATCTGGCATCGCATCGACTCCATCCGGTCCCTCGACTGGAAGCTGCTCCCGGCTGAGGGCTACAAGGGCGATGTCACCGACGCGATCCCGCTGGGCCTCGCCGCGCTGAAGAAGCCTGACCGGAAGAACTACTTCAAGACGTGGCTCGCGAAGTACCTGTACGACATCCTCGCGTGGGACGCGGGAGCGATGTACCGGCTGCGGAACCGCGGCGGCCGGTGCATCGGCCTGCAGCCGGTTGACGGCCGGACCATCGCGCCGCTGCTCGACTACTGGGGCAACTCCCCCGACGAGCCCGCCGAGGCTTACGTCCAGTACGTCAACGGCCTGCCGTGGAACTGGCTGACCCGCGCGGACCTGATCTACGAGCCGTTCCGCCCGGTGACGAATTCCCCGTACGGGCGCCCGCCGATCGAGTCCGTGATCCTCAACGCGAACACGGACCTGCGGTTCCAGGCGTACTTTTTGCAGCGTTTCACCGCCGGGAACCTTCCCGCCGCGTTCGCGTCATCGCCTGAGTCGTGGTCACCGGACCAGATCGAGCAGTTCCAGAGCTACTGGGACGCCATGCTGTACGGCGACCAGGCCGGCAAGCACCAGATCAAGTGGATGCCGGGCGGCACCAAGATCGCCTGGTCTGATGAGAAGGACTTCTCGGACCAGTTCTCGCTGTTCATGATGCGGAAGACCTGCAGCGCCTATCACGTGGTGCCATCTGACCTGGGCTTTACCGAGTCAGTGAACCGCTCGTCTGGCGAGTCGCAGGCCGACGTGCAGCACCGTGTCGGCGACCTGCCGCTGATGGAGCATGTCGAGGAAATCGTCTCGATGTTCCTGCAGGACGACCTGGGCCTCCCGCTGCGGCAGGAGTTCGACCGCGGCGAGGAGCAGGTTGACCAGTACGCCCAGGCGCAGGCCGATGTGCTGTACATGGACCGCGCGGTGGTGGGCTCGTCCGAGATCCGGGAGATCCGCTACGGCCTGACCGACACGACGCCGGTCCCGCGCTCGTTCTTCACGACCCGCGCCGGCCCCATCCCGCTGTCGTCGCTGATGGCTGTTGCCGGGGCAGTGGACCCGGTGACCGCCGCCCCGGAACCGGGCGCCCCGCTGCCTCACCAGGTGTTCGAGGAGGCTCCGGGTGTCGCCCCGAACCCGCCGCTGTACGGGCAGCCGCTCGCGGAGGAGATCTACGGCCCGTCGGCTATCCCGGCGCACACGGAGACGCAATCCACGATGCCGGTCGCCAAGGAAGGCGAAGGCGCGGGGATCACGGCGGAGACGGGGATCTACAGCTACGACCTCGACGGCAAGGACGACGACGAACCGCGCACGGCAGAGACCAGTCTCCTGAAGCCGGCCGACTCGCAGGCGGTCATCAAGTCTGAGCTCGCTGCTTTCCGCCGCTTTGAGCGCACCCGGCGCAAGTCTGGTGAGTGGCGGGACTTCAAGTTCAGTGCCGTCGCTGACGTGCAGGCCCACAACCTCAACGACGACGGCAGGCTCGCTGTCCGCAAGGCTACGGGTGAGGTGGCCGTCGCGGGGCTCGCGGTGATGGCTGCGGACACGGGACGAGTGCTGATGCTTCAGCGAGCGCTAGATCCCGAGGATTAGCGGCCATCGGGTGCCGTCGTCCCCGCGAGGATCCCGGCCCGCACGGCTGCGTACCGGTCGACTGGCGGCCGGCGCACTGGCACCGACAGCTCCAGGATGACCGACTCCCATTCGGCGCCCTGCTCTACGGCCTCGGCGGGTACTTCGCGGGAACGGCAGGGCGCATCGACGTCATCGGCGCCCGGGTAGAAGAACCGGTCCATGTACATCAGCGCCTCGGCGGGCAGCGCAAGCGGAATGTATCCCTGCTGGGCAACGGTGTCGATCAGCTTGTGCCGCATGTCGTGCCGGATGTGCTCGCGGTATGCGTCGATCGCCCACTCGTGCTTGAGAGCCGCCTGCCGGATATGCAGGACGCTGTCGCTGAAGGACAGTGCTACCTCGGCGATGAGTCGGGCCTGATGCTCGGCCACGCTGATGCCCTGGAGCCACGCTGCCATCTGGACGGCCTCGGTAACGCTGTGGGCGCGCTGCCTGATGTGGGCGCACTTCTCCTGGTCCGACATATGAGGGTACGGAATCTCGGGTGCCATGCCCTGAATCGTAGCCACGGGAGGGCGCATGTCCGACCCTGCTGCGGGCAAGTTCGAATTCGCCGGCGGGCACATCGAAGGCGCGGAATCCCCTCGCGCCGCAGCGATAAGGGAATGGCAAGAGGAGACGGGCCTCCCGTTTGTCGATGGCGAGTTCACTGGCTCCTGGGTATCCGCTAACGGCATCTACGAGGGCTTCGTCTACACGATCCCCCGCGAGGCCGACCTTGACATTTTCGCCCGCCAGCTCGGCACCGACCCGGACGGCGACGTAACGGGATCGGAAACGATCGCCTGGTGGGATCCGGCGACTCTGCCCGGTAACGCCGCCGTCCGGCCTGAGTTGCTACAGGACATCGACGCCGTGATGGCTGCTCTCGGCTGCGATGAGGGGGCAGCCGAGGACTGCTGCGGTGCTGAGTGCTGTGCCGGAGGGTGCTGTAACGGCTCGTCCGGATGCCAGTGCGGGACAGGCGCGACACCCGCCGAAGGTGACGAAGCCACCTGCCCGTGCGGGACGCCGGTCGTGTACGACGAGATGAACGGCTGGCAGCACGCCGACGGCTCCATCAGCCACGATGACGGCGAGTCCGTCAGCGACAAGATGGCGGCGATAGCCAAGGCTGGTGGTAGCAGCGCAGTCCCAAAAGGTGACCCGGACGACTGGTCCGGCATCTGGGCCAGGACGCACGCGCGCCGGGAGAAGCTGCTCGCCGGGCACGAGAAAGCCGTCCTCGCCGCGTGGAACGACCTCGCGGGGGACCTGAGCCCGCGCGTTCTCGTCCGCCAGTTCAAGGCCGACGCGGGACTGGTCGCCAAGCTGGCCGACCCGGACCGGCCATGGTGGAAGGACCGCGGCAGGGACGCCGCGCTCGCGTGGCTGACCGCGATGCAGCAGCGGAAGGGCTGGGCCGCTCTCGTCGCCGCGATCGAGGCCGCCATCGCCGACGGGATGGCCGAGGGCGAAGCTGACTCGCTCGCGGTCGCCGCTGACCGGCAGGGCGTCAAGGGCTTCCCCGTCGCCGCCGCTTTCACCGCTGCGGCGCAGGCGCTCCAGGGTGACCCGGACGTAGGCCAGAAGGCACAGGAGACCGCGCAGGGCATCCTCGGAGGCGTCGCGGCGGCCCTGTCCGTGACACTGGCGGACGGCGCCGGCAACGGCTCCAGCGACGCCGAGATGGCCGATGCGGTCACCGGCACCGTGACGGGCCCGGACGTGGCCCCGGTGAAGTACGGGCTCGCTGACGCGCTCTGGGCGGCTGCCGGCGCCGGGCTGACACGGCTCATCGGCAAGCTGCTGACGGGCACCCCGGCTCCAGCGGGAACAACCACGGAGACCGGTCCGGCTGCCCCGCCAGTTCCGCCGCCGGACGAGCCGGAACCCGGCCTCGCGATGATCAACTGGGTGTGCGAGGGCGGCAACCCGTGCGTTACCTGCCAGGACAACCAGGATGGCAGTCCGTATGCGCCGCAGGACGTGCCGGCCTATCTGGCGCATAACCACTGCATGTGCGCCCTGTACCTGGCAAGCGACGTTCCGTCATCGTTCTTCGCCGCCTACCTGCTGAACTGACTAGCCCCTGGGGATGAGCTGGTCAACGCTGACGCCGTGCTCGCCGAGCCATTCCAGGACGCTGAACACGGTCCGGGGCGTGATGTCGAATGATCCCCAGCTGGCGTTCGCCTGATCCTGGGCGCGGAGGATTTCACTGACGAGCTCGTGGCGGCTCAGGAATCGCGCCGGACCGTAATCCTCCAGCCCCCACTGATCGCCATTCAGGGTCAGCGGCGCGATCTCCACCGACTCATACATGACCGGAGCGCCGAAGCGGCTCGGCGGCAGGCTGATGTCGGCTCCCGGATAGAGGGTGTCCCGGCTGAAGCGGACCTCTGCGGCGATCTCGGCGTACTTCACCGGGTGGCGGCGCAGGAACCACGGGATGAAGTAGACGCGCGGCACGATCGTGAGGATGTCGAGCGGCAGCCAGAACAGCAGATACCGGCTGAGGGGCTTCTGGAGCCACGCCGCGTGCCATTCGTCGGCCGTCTTCTTCAGGTGCTGCCACCCGCTGGCGGGCACCTTGACTGACGCCCGTTGCTTCTCGGTAACAGTCCGCCCGGACAGGATGCTGGTTGTGAACCGCAGCATCATCTCCCCGAACGCCCGGTCTCGCATCTCCTCCACCTGGAGCAAGTCCCGGCTGTAGCTGCCCACGTAGCCGAACTGCTTCGAGGTGAGTTGCATCTGCCGCTGGAAATAGCCCGGCATGCTGAGAAGCCGGTTCTCTTCGCTCATCCCGCAATGATGCCCGACCTACCTGCTGTCCTGACTGGCCTTCGGCTTCCTGCCGCCGCCCGCACCCTGGCCGGGCAGCGACGCTTTCCATGCCCTGATCTCGCCCATGCGTTCCGGCAGCCAGCCGGGGATGGCTTTCTCGTCGTCTTCGTCTTCGCCGGTCCACGCGTCGGGCTCGGGGAACGGCGTGGCCGTGTCGCGGTATCGGTTGCGCCACGTGGCGACGAGGTGGCGACTAGCGCCGAGCCTGCGGCCGATGGCGGCCTGTCCGAGGTAACGGGCGGTCATGGTTGTCACTCCCTGAGTTTACTTCTGTCGCAAAGTTTTACGCGGTCACCACGCCCGCCGGGTCACGGTGGGCGCGTAGCTCATCCGGGGATCGTGCTGGACTGCGTGCCGGACGCACGGGGGCAGGAACGCCGGGTCCGTGTGGTGTACCTGGACTAGCTGCCGGGCGACCGCGCATGTGCACTGCCCGGTGTCCCTGAGCTTGCCCAGGATGAATTCGGGCGTGATGCGCGCTTGCTGCTGTGCCGTGATCCATGCCGGCTGCCTGCGGTGCTTGCCGTTCACTGGATTCTCTCCTCGTCTGCTTAACCTCGCTTACTTATGTCTCAAGGTTAAGGCGAGGATAGGTCTATGTCAACACGTGTCGCAAGGTTTTAGGGGGCATGCATGGCCGCAGCCGAGTGCTCACCCTGCGGCGAGTCATTTACCGGCGTGACCAGCTTCGACGCACACCAGGACCGCGACTACTCCCGCACGCCCGCCATCATCTGCCACCCCCCGGCTGAGGCCGGTCTCGTCCTGAACGAGCACGGACGGTGGGGCTTCCCGCTCAACGAAGCCGGACGCGCCTACTTCGCATCGCTGGCAGGCAAGGGGGCATCTGATGCCTGACGAGCCGCAAAGATACGTTTTGTCCATCGCATACAAAGCCGGGAAAGACCCGCGCATAACCAAGGGCGCTGACGGCGGCCGGGACTTCCTGACGGCCGAATCGCTGGAGCTCGCGGCGTGGAATTACCTAGCCAAGGGTGACCCGCAGGTTGGCATCGGTCACCTAGACGGCACGACCGGCGCCGCGACTGTTGTCGAGAGCTACATCTGGCGTGGCCCTGACTGGGATCTCGGCGACGGCATCATCGTCACCAAGGGTGACTGGCTCGTCGGCATGATCCTGGACGAGCGCAGCTGGTTTTTGGCGCAGCAAGGGAAGCTGAACGGGCTAAGTCCGCAGGGAATCGCGAGGCGACGCCGAGCCGTCCGCTAGCTAGCAGCGGCAGTCCGGCTTGACGTGGGCCATCGACCCGCTGGCTAGCCGGTAGCACTTGGCGACGCGCGGGATGCGATCCCGGAACGGCGTCCAGTGCTCCGCTGATGGCCCCGGCCACTTCGGCAGCACCATGTCATACACGAGCACGCCAGCGTCCCGGTTCCGCAGCGGAACGTTGACCGGCCAGGGATTTGCGGCCACGCAGGTAGCGCACCCGCTGACCACGCTTAGGTGCCGCTGATATCCCGGCGTCCCGCACTCGCCGCAGTTCTCAGACAGGAACCGGCTCAGGTCGGCGTGTCCGTAGCTCATCCCGCCATCGTCCCACTGTGAGGTGACACCGTGACCGCGCTCGCTGACGACGACGAGATGACCGAGCTGGTAGACGCAGACTTCCCGCGCGTAGACCTCGTGGGGAAGGGCGCCAACGGCATCCCCCGGTTCCTGGTCATGAAGAACGCGGACGGCGACGCTACCGGCCTGCTGGAGCCTGATTTCGTCCGCGACCTCATCGCGAAGGCCGAGCCCGAGCCTGCCCGTGAGCGCGCTGTGCTGTCCAACGGCATCACCCTGAACGGTTCCCCGGCTGACATCGCCGCTTTCATCCACAAGGCCGCGGAGCGCGCCGCAGTCACCGAAGTTCCCGAGGAGGCGGCCATGGCCGACACAGTGAGCAAGGCTGACATGGGCCCCGAGCTCGATGACGGCATCGACGGCATGGACCCCACCGTCCCCCTCGCCGAACCCGACGAGATGGGCGCCGGTGACCCCACCGACCCCGGCAGCCCCGCGTGGGAGTCCATCGACGCGGCCACCGCCCAGAAGTGGACCTCCATCCTCGCCCGCGCCCGGGTAGCCGTCGACATCCTCGCCGAGCGGGAGATGCTCGAGGCCGCCAGTGCGGACCCCGACGACATGTGCAACGCGATGGACCTCCAGGACGTGTGCAGTGCCATCGACTACGCCATCGGCGTCCTCGCCCCGTTCGCGGTCGCTGAGCAGTCGGAGGCTGACTGCGGCGAGGCGGACATGATGGCGATGGTCGGGAAGTCCGCGGGCACCGACCCTGCTGTCTTCGCCCAGGTCGCCAAGGCGATGGGCGCCGCGGACCTGAGCCTGCCGCTGCAGCAGCTGGAGTACTTCGGCGCTGTCGTCGCCAAGTCCGGCCGGGTCCTGTCCTCCGTCAACGAGGCCCACATCCGCGAGGCCAGCGCACGGCTGACTACGGTCCTGTCGTCGCTGCCGCAAGCCCCCATCACCGATGACGGCCAGCCCGTCGCCAAGGAACAGGAGAACGCCGTGGACGCAACCGAGACCGCGCCGGTCGCCAAGGCGGACTCCGCTGAGGCGCAGGCCAAGAACAGTGACCCCGTGAACGCGGGCGGGACGATGGGCATGGGTACCCCGAAGGGCGGCGACGTCGAGGCGCTCCCCGGCGACGCGCAGACCCCCGGCCGTGAGGTCATGAAGGCCGACGGGGACGGCGGGAAGCCCGCCCAGGTCGCCGTCTACGACGCGGACGGGAACCTCGTCGGCGTCGCCAACCCCGATGACATCACGCCGCTGGCCAACGTCAAGGCCCCCGCCAGCGACGACCCCAGCCCCGACGGAGCCGAGGCGGCACCCGCCCCCGACCCCGCCGACATGACCCCGGCCCCGCCAGCGGAGACCGGAACACCGGCCGATGCCGTCGACCCTGACGACGTGGCCAAAAGCGGAGAGCTGATCTCCGCGACCAGTCACCTGATCTCGCCTGATGCGCTCGAGAGCATCATCGCGAAGGCAGTGGCAGCAGCGCTCGGCGCGCAGGCCCCGGCACAGGACATCGCCAAGCAGGCTGATGTCGCCGGGCTCAGCGAGCAGGTCGAGACGCTGAAGGCCCGCCTCGCGACGGTGGAAGAGCAGCCCGCGGCGCCGAAGGTGTTCACCAACGGGGCGGTCCCCCCGGCGCACCAGCTGCGCGGACAGGACCAGGGTGAGGCCCGGCCGGTCGACGTCGCCAAGGCGCTCGACCTGAAGCACAAGATGTACACCGCAGAGCCGGGCGAGGCCAAGCAGATCCAGGACGACCTGACGCAGATGGCCATCGACCAGCTCGCGGCGATCCACCGCCGGTAGCCCCGCCGCCCTTAAACGCACACCTCCAGCCCCCGGAGAGCGCACCGCGCCCGGGGGCTTCCGCATGCCCCCGAAGGAGGCATCATGGCTCCACCTCTCGGCCAGATGACCGAGGACACCATCGCCGCCATCGCCAAGGCGCAGACGACGGGCATCCTCGAGTCCACCGGCATCTACTCCTATGACCTGTCCAACCTGATCTCCCTGATCCCCGTCGTCACGCCGTGGCGTGACATGGTGTCGCGGGTCAAGAGCCCTGACGGTAACCCGTACGCGATCTGGCGGGCCATCCTCAACCTCACCAACAGCCAGCCTGACGGTTCGATGGGCTTCGACTACGCGGCTCAGGAAGTCCAGTTCCAGGAGCAGGACTTCCAGGCCAGGTACAAGCCGACCGGTTACGCGGGCCTGGTCACCCAGGACGCCTACGACATGGCCACGGGCTATGCCGACCCGTACGCGGTGTCCACGTTCAACACCCTGAACCAGGTGCTGATCATGGACGACCGCAAGCTGATGGGCGCCCAGTCCTTCGCGCTCGCGTCGGCGTCGGCGCCGACCCTGACCGGCCACACGACCGGCGGCACCATCTCCGCGTCCAGCTGCTACGTCGGCGTCGCCGCCCGCACCGGGTCCGGGTACTACTACGGTTCCGGGAACAGCCAGGGGAACAGCACCCAGATCACCGGCCTGACCGGCTCGACCAACTCGGTCACCGCGTCCGTCACGTCGGTCAAGGGCGCGGTCGCCTACGACTGGTTCTACTCGGCGAACGGCTCGACCTGGTACTACTACAGCACCACGACCACGAACACGGTGCTGATCACGACCACCATCACCAGCAACAACTCGCTGACGTCGGCGACGGTCTGCCCGGACATGTCCACCCAGTGGAAGGGCTCGGCGGGCGTCCCCACCTACAACGCCGCCGCCGACAACGGCAGCGCCAACAGCAACGACTACGACGGGCTCCTCGCGAACCTGGCCGGCGACTACAACGGCTCCGGGCAGTGGGTCCAGCCCGGCACCGGCACCGCCAACCCGGCGATCAACGCCAGCCTCGACGGCGCCGCGCTGACCCTGACCGGCGGGACCATCACCGAGATCGAGTCCAAGCTGTTCGTCCCGCTGTGGAACCAGGTCAAGTGCTCCCCGACCGCGCTGATGGTCAACGCGGCACAGGCGCAGGAGATCGCCAACCTCATCCTGGGCGCCAACTCCGCGACGACCTACCTGCAGACCGACTCCTCGGGCCGTATCAACGTCACCGCGGGCGGCCGGGTCGGGTCCATCGTCAACGCCCCGGCAGGCGGCATGACCGTCCCCATCGAGGTCCACGTCTCCATCCCGCCGGGCACCATCGTCGCGCGCGCCGACCGGGTTCCGTTCCCGCAGGCCAACATCTCCAGCGTGTTCGAGTACCGCGCGCTGCGGGACACCGCCCAGTTCGACTACGGCATCTCGCGTGTCGCGAACACGGTCGGCGGAGGGCCGCGTAAAGAATATGAGATTCGCAGTATGGGTTCGTTCCTGTGCAGGGCTCCTGTTGCCCAGGCGGTGCTCCAGAACGTGGCCTAGTTCTAGCTGCGGAAACGCGCTAACGCGTGCCGAGAACACGCGGATGCGCAACCATCGCCGCACCTAGCCCGCTTCACCTGACCGGAAGGCCCGGACGGCGCCTGCTCCCGCCCTCCGGGCCTTCCGCATGCCCACCTAACCCAAGGAGCAAATCAATGCGTCTTTACTCGCGCACTGGCGCGGCATCGGTCCAGCACGGCGGCCAGCGGTACGAGCCCGGCAAGTCCGGCGGGTTCGACTTCCCCGACCACGTGTCCGACGTGCTGCACCCGTTCGCGGTCCGCGGCGAGAAGCTGTGGGAGACCGACATCGAACGGCAGCGCCGCATGCTGGCCGAGGAGATGGACCGCCGCCGCGACCCCGCGTCCCTGTACGACGCGGTGGAGAAGATCATGCAAGCCGCCGAGGTGGCAGGCGCGAAGCCCTCGCGGGCCAAGTCCGAAGCGAAGTAACGAACCCCTGCGGGGATCTCCCGCGCCCCTTACATGACCCTGGAGGTCTCCCGTGCCCAATGCCAATGACGGCCTGATCGCCGCGTACGGCAACACCATCAACTCGACCTCGACGTCGCCGCAGACGGTGGCGGGCCTGATCGTCGCCCAGTCCGGCGTGTCCACCCAGGCGCTCCCCGCCGGGTACCTCGGGCAGTCGATCGCCCCGGAGGTGCTGTCTTCGACCGCCGTGGTCCTGACGACCGCCTACGGGTACCTGACCCGGATCAACGTCCCCGTCTCGGGCACCTCCACTTACCTGGATGTGGTCCTGACCACCGGGAACACGGTCACGAACGCGATCTGGGGGCTGTACACCGGGTCGGGTGTCAACCCGGTCGCGTGGACCGCGGAGGCTCACGCCACCGTCACCGGCACCGCGAACCTGTACTCGATCCCGTGGGTGACCCCCGTAGCGCTGACCGCGGGAACCTACTACGTGTACCAGGAGCTCACCGGCACTACCCCGTCGATGCCGGGGGTGACGGCGACCGCTACCGGGTCGATCGGCGCGACGATCCTGAACCCGAACTGCTCCCTGTCCGCCACCGTGCCGACGCTGAACGCCGCGGACCTGACCTCCGGCGCCCCGACCACGATCGGGTCGACCACCACGCTGGCGTGGGGGACCTCGTGGGCGCTGACCGCCACGAAGCTCTGGTACGGCCTGCGGTAGGGTGCTTGACCTGAACCGCCAGCCCTGCGCGTATCGCGGGGTGGCTGGCGGTTCAGGCCGGCGCTGCCGCGGAAACGATGGAAGGCGATCCAGATAAAGATCCTCTGGCATTCAAACGGGCCGTGGAACCGTAGCGGGTACGGCAAGCAGACCGCACTGTTCGTCCCCCGGATAGCCGCCCTCGGGCATGAGGTCGTCATCGCCTCCCCGTACACCTTCGGCGGGACGCCGCTGGAATGGGAAGGGTTCACCGTCCTTCCGTGCTCGCGGGACACCGCCGGGAACGACGTCTTCACCGCCAACTACGAGTACTTCGGCGCGGACCTCGCCATCACCCTGTGCGATGTGTTCGGGCTGATGAAATGCGCCCCGGAACTCGCCGGGCTGAACGTGGCCCACTGGTTCCCCGTGGACACCGACCCGCTCGGCGAAGGTGACGTCACCGTCCTGCGGGAAGGCCAGGGCGTCCCTGTGGCCATGTCCCGCTTCGGTGAGCGTGTCCTCCGCGGTGAGGGCGCGGACCCCCTGTACGTGCCGCACGGCACCGACACGGCGGTCTACTGCCCCGGCGACCCGGCTCCTTACCGGGACACCGTTCCGGGGATCGGGCCGGGCACGTTCGTCATCGGGCTGTGCGCGATGAACAGGGACCCGCAGCGCAAGGGCTTCCACGAGCAGATGCTGGCGTTCTCCCGGTTCCACGCGAGGCACCCCGACTCGTTCCTGGCGCTGCACACGTCCCCGGTGAACAATCCCGGCATCAACCTGCCCGGCATGGCGGCCAGGCTCGGGATCTCCGGTGCCGTCGCGTGGCCCGACTCCTACAGCTACGACATGGGCCTCGTCACCGAAGAGCAGATGGCCACCTGGTACCGGGGCCTGGACATCCTGTCGCTGTGCTCCTACGCGGAAGGGTTCGGCCTCCCGCTGGCAGAGGCCCAGGCGTGCGGGATTCCCGTGGTCACGACCGACGGGTCCGCGATGTCTGAGCTGTGCGGCGCCGGATGGGTGGTGTCCGGGACGCCATTCTGGGCCAACGGGCACGGGGCATGGTGGAAACGGCCCGACGCCGACGACATCGACCAGGCGTACGAGGCGGCATGGCAGGCCCGCGAAGCCGGCCAGCTGCCGCGCAAGCAGGCCCGCGACTTCGCGATGCTGTATGACGCCGACCGGGTGTTCACCCAGTTCTGGAAGCCGGTCCTCGCCGAGCTCGAAGCCCGCATCACCTAGGGAAGGGCACGCCGATGGCCGAGGTCAACGAGACCACCCAGCGGAAATGCGACCGCTGCGGCGAACTGTCCGCCCCGGCCGCGAAAGGAGGCGTGCCGGACGGGTGGCTGACGGGCCTGGGCCTGCGGGTGCCGGGGACGTTCGACGTCTACGACGACCTCGACCCCGCGTGCGCGTCGCTGGCTGTGGTGCAGGCGGTCGTGCCGGTACCTGCGGAGGACGCGGTTTAACGATGCCGCTCGCCCGCACCTTCGACCCCGCCACCGGCAAGGTCATCACCACCCTGCACGACGCGTACCTGGACAGGCTGTCCCGGTGGAGCGACATCCAGGAATACCTCCCGTTCCTGCACGAGCAGGCCCGGTCCCGCAAGGGCGTGCGGGTGCTGGAGCTGGGCAGCAGGCGGGCGAACTCCACCCTGACGTTCCTCGCGGGGGCAACCGAGTCCGGCGGGCACGTCTGGTCGGCGGACATCGACAACATACTGACCCACGCCGGCGGGATCGGCCCGTGGGCGGACTGCCCCCGGTGGACGTTCATCTGCGGCGACGACATGAACCCCGCCCTGCAAGCGCTCCTCCCGCCTGAGGTTGACGTGTTCTTCCTCGACACCAGCCACGAGTACGAGCACACCCTCGCCGAGCTCCGCGCCTACATGCCCCGCGTGGCGGCGGGCGGGATCGCCCTGTTCCACGACACGAACCTCATCGGCTGGCCCGGCTACCAGTGGGACCGGGACATCCCCCCGGTACGCGCGGCGCTGGACGACTACTGCGCGGAAACCGGGATCACCTGGGAGAACATGCCGGGTGATTACGGGCTCGGGGTCATCCGGCCGTGACCGTGAACCCGCGGCTGCTGGACCTGCTGGACCGGGACGAACTCGACTGGGATGACCCGAGGCACCGCGAGGCGTACCTGCGCGCATGGGTGAACCGCGACCTGCCCGTGAAGGCGGAGGGGAGAGAACCTGATGACCAGCGGTGACCTGCTCGTGATCGTCCCCTCTCGCGGACGGCCTGGAAATATCGCCAGGCTCCTCGACTCCGTTCACGCCACCGCCAGGGCGCAGACGCACCTGCACGTCGCCGTGGACGACGACGACGAGAAACTGCCCCAGTACCGGACGGTCATGGACCATGCGGGCCGGGACGGCGACACCCTGGAGACCGGGCCGCGTAAGGGCCTGTGCGCATGGACGAACGAGGTAGCCGTCCGCCGTGCGGGCGAGTACCCGTTCCTCGCCAGCTTCGGTGATGACATGGTGCCCCGCACCCCCGGCTGGGACGCGGCCCTCCTGCGCGGGATCGCGCACATGGGCGGGACCGGGACCGTCTACCCGTGGGACGGCGCCAGGGAAGACATCCCCGAGGCCGTCGCCCTCTCCAGTGACATCGTGACCGCGCTCGGCTGGATGTGCGAGCCGACGCTGAAGCACTGGTACCCCGACAACGTGTGGGCGGACCTGGGGCGCGGAGCGGGCTGCCTGCGGCACCTCCGCGCCGTCGCCGTCGATCACCTGAACGTGGCCGCGCAGGCTAAGCCCGACGCGACCGCCCGCGACAACGGGCGATCCCTGGACGATGACCGTGAGGCGTACTGGCAGTGGCGGGCCACCCGGATGGCCGGTGACATCGCGACGATCGTGAAGCTCCGCGAGAAGACGCTTCAGCCTGCTTAGGCCAGGCGTCCGGAAAGCGCCGAGATCGAAGAGCGCGCCCATAGCCTCGCCCGGCGCCTGCTTTTCCCGCACTTCCGGCTTGCGTGCCGGGTAAAGAAAACCAACCTGACACAAGGAGAGGGTTAAATTGGCGATCGGCCGCACATATAACGTCGACAGTGGTCAGACGACCGGAATTTCGATCGGCACGGGCGGAGTCGGGGGCACTGAGTATGTCCTGATGTACGGCGGGACTGCCGGCGAGTTCAACATCAGCGCCATCCGCGTCGGCACCTACTCCGGCTCCTCGGCGTCGTACCCGTCGAACGGGACGATCACGTGGCGGATCCGCAGGGTGTCCTCCACGAACTCCGCCACCCTCGTGGGTACCGGCACCGCGTACCCGGTGAGCCAGTCCACGACCGCCGCCTCGAGCGTGTGGATCTACTCCACCGCGAACGGGTCGGGCACCGCGACGTTCGCCACTCCCGGCAACGTGCTGTGGTCCCAGACGACCCCGTGCACCGCCGGCGCGAACTGGGGTGAGTGGTTCACCCCCGGCTTCGAGCTGAACTGCACCAACTCCACCCTCGCGATCACCTACGAGCTCGGTGCGGCGGGTACCACGTCCGCGGTGAACCTGATGCCGGAACTGGTCATCTCCGAGTAACGATGCCGTCGCGTAACAAGTAAGGCAGGTGCCTCTGGAGGTGTGCTGTGATTGCAACGCACTTCCAGGATAGACGGCAGTCATGAGCATCGGCTTCAGGGCTGCAGCTAACGCCAGCTCCGCCGGGGCAGTCGCCAGCCAGGCCATCACGATCCCCTCGACGGTGCAAGCCGGGGATGTCCTGTTCCTGGTTTTCAACGCCTACAGCGGGGCATCCGGCTCGTCCACGCTGACCGTCACCTCCACCGGGTCGGCGTGGACGCAGCTGGGCACTACCCAGTTCGAGAGCGCGGCCAGCGCCGAGACGAACTCGGCGATTTTCTACCTCCAGGCGGGCTCCTCGGACGCCAGTGCGACAGTAACGTGTCACACGTCGGTGAGCCTGTTCGTCAACGCCACGATATCCGCGTATTCCGGGGCGAACTCGTGGAAGTTCCTTGACGTAACGAACACCACCGGGTCGGCGACGCTGACCTCGACCATGGCAGTCTCCTCGGTCGCCCCCGCCGGGACCGCCGACTGGATTATCTACGGGCTGTCCTGCTGTAACGGGGCCACCGGGTATTCCTCCTGCACCGCGCCCGCCGGCACGACGATGCGGGAAGCGAACTTCGGGTCGGCTTCCGGGATCGCCGCCATCGCCGACTCCAACGGAGCGGTGGCCCCCGGGAGCAGTAACGGCGGCGGGCATTTCACCCCCGATCAGACAGGCACGTACACCACCTGGACGATCGGGCTCGCCGCAACGTACGTCCCTCCCGCGGGAACGCCGGCCAAAGCCAGGTTCCCGCTGCCCGCCCGCGGTCGCACGTATCCCCTGAATCCCCCCCGGACCCTGCGGATCGTCAACAGCTCCGAGGGCGGCGCCTCCGGGACGACCGCTACCCGCGCCAACAGCGGGGGGCTGTCCGGGAGCGCGTTCGATGCCGTCGCGATCGCCGCCGGCGGGACGATGGCGTTCAACAGCACGCGCACCGCGCACGGCCTGCGGTCATACAAGGTCGCTGTCGGGGGGACAGCCGGCACGTCGGTGCTGGAGTGGACTACTTCACTCGGCGGGCCGCAGCCGGTCATCTACTACCGGGCGTACCTCTACTACACGGCGTTCCCGGCTGTAGCTTCTTCGCCCGTCAGTACCCGTACGGGCGCGTCGGTGAGCTCGGCTTCCATCTCGGTCAGCAGCACCGGCAAGATCAACATCCGCGACGCCGCCTTCACGACCCGCGCCATCGTCGCACAGCCGATCCCGCTGAACCAGTGGTTCCGGGTCGAAGGCTATTTCGTCGGGAACGCGGTAAACGGCGCTGCCAGCGCCAGCCTGTACTACCCGATGGATTCCGTCACCGCCGCCTCGACGGCGACCGCCACCGGCATGAACAACGCCGGGCCGGCGAACGCGGTCTGGTTCGGGGAATCGAACAGCGGGACAAACGAGGGTCCCTGGTGGATCGACGACATCGGGATCTCCAACGCCGGGTACCTCGGTCCCGCCGGCCCCCCGTCCGGTGCGGTCTTCTACCCGCCAAGCCAGGCGGTCAGGGCGAGGCTCCCGCAGCAGCCGCTACTGCGCGGCCGGGTCACCTCCAGCCCCGGGTCGGTACCCCCGGTGGCCGTCAGCGGGTCCGCGAAAGCGCTCCAGCGGAATGCCGCCGACAAACTCGCGTACCTGTACGACGGGTCCCTGATATTCGGGTACTGGAGCGGCACCCAAGGGCAGGTCGGCCACGTCACCAGCCCGCTTGCCGGGCTCTCGGTCACGAACCTGATCTCCACGGCCGAAGACGGCATCTCGATCTGGGTTGACAACAGCGCCGGTACCTCCAGCGACATCTGGGTCTGCTCCTCCGACGACGACGCCTCCGGCGGCGCCGGCCCGTCCCTGCACGTCCGCCACGGCACCTACACCGGGGGCGTCTTCACCTGGGACGCCTCCACCCTGATCTCCGGCACCACCACCGCCGCCACCATCCAGTCCACGATCACGTGGAACGGCACCTACCTGATGGTGTTCTGGTGGGACGGCGCATCCGGCTCGGACCGGGTGTCGTACGCCTACACCAGCACCAAGAACGGCACGTCGGGCTGGACCGCGGCAGCGACGTTCTCCGAGTCCGCCACCTGGTCCACGATCGTGCAGGTCTGCGCCCGGCACTCGTACAAGCTCGGCGCGACCGTCGTGGTGTACGGCGGCAACAGCCAGATGCACTACGCATGCCTGGCCGATTCCGCTGCCAGTCCCGCGACCGGGAACTGGGGCGGCCGGACGGTCTACGACCAGTTCGATGATTCCCTTGAGCTGTTCGGCGGCCCGCAGGTCGTCATCGACGAGTCTTCCGGTGCCATCCACGTGGCCAGGGCCGTCGCGAACCTGGGCGGGCCGTCCTGGGATGGCGTCATCTACTGGCATGGCACCTACACCCCGGGGGCGTCAGGCTCGGTCAGCTTCGCCGCCCGTGTCACGGTCGCGTCCGCCGCGTCCGCCACGGGACCGGCGGATATCGCCGCCGCCGTCGACGCCACCGGCACCGTCTGGGTGCTGTGGACGGATAACGCTGCCCAGGGGAACCTGAAGTACGCGACGCTGACAGCCCCCTTCACCTCGGCGTCCGCCGCTACGACGCTGATCGCCGGCAGTGCCACGTCGAACCCGCGCTGGCCGCACGTCCCGGCGGTCTCGGCGGCCCAGGCGGGGCTCGCCACGTTCCTGCCCGTGCTGTACATGGACACCACGGGCAGCCCGTTCCCGGTCCTGCTGAACACCTCGATCGCGCTGCCCGCCACCCCCGGCCCGGTGTTCTGGCCGGCATCTCAGGCGGTCCGCGCCCGCCTCCCGCAGCCGCCCATCGGGACAGGCGCCTTCCGGGGCCGGGTCAGCTCCAACCCCGGGACCCCGGTCCGCAGCGTCCCGACGCAGGGCCCGGTCTTCACCCAGAGGCCCGCCCCGGTCAGGTACGCCCTGCCTGCATGGCAGCCCCGCGCGGGCCGGATCGGGTCGAGTTTCGGCGCCCCGGTCATCAACCCGGTCCACGGGCCTCCTGTCTACCCGCTGCAGGGCGAGGTAAGAGCCCAGCTTCCCCCGCTGCAGCCGCGCGCCGGCCGCAGCGCGTCCTGCCCTGGCAGTCCGCCCCGGAACCCCTCTGCGGGGCCGGTGTTCTACCCTGCGGTGCGCCCGGTACGCGCCCCGGTACCCCCGGTTTTCTCCAAGGGCCGCGTCCGCTCCGGTCCTGGCAGCGCCGCACGGAATCCGTCCGCAGGCCCCGGGGTTTACGCCCCGGCGGGCCCGGTCCGGATCAGGACCGCCCCCCCGTTCTCCAAGGGCCGCGTCACTTCCGGTCCCGGATCGCCCGCCCGTAACCCCTCAGCCGGCCCTGCCGTCTACGCGGCGCAGGGTCCCGTCCGCGCCCGGACCGTACCCCCGTTCAGCAAGGGCCGCACCGGATCTAACCCCGGCGGCCCTGTCACCGCCCTCCCGGTGCCAGGCCCGGTGTTCCGGCAGGCGCCGGCCCCGGCACGCATCCGGCCCGCCCTGCCGTTGCGGGGCCGGATCAGCTCGAACCCCGGCGGGCCCGTCCAGAACCCGCTGCCGCCGATCTTCGGCCCGGTGTTCCGCCCGTTCCGGTTCCCGGCCAGGGCGAGGATCATCCCGCCGCCGCGCGGCAGGGTCACCTCCAGCCCGGGGTCTCCGCCCCGGAACCCGTCCGCAGGCCCCGTCTTCGTCCAGGCGCCCCGCCCGGCCAGGGCTCCCGTCCCGCAGGTCTTCTCCAAGGGCCGGGTCAGCTCCGGTCCCGGCACCGCGCCCAGGAACCCCTCACCGGGCCCGGTGTTCCGGCAGGCCGTCCGGCCCGCACGCGCCCCCGTCCCGCAGGTGTTCAGCAAGGGCCGCGTCGCATCTTGCGCGGGCGCGCCAGCACGGAATCCGGTCTCCGGTCCCGTCATCTACGCTCAGCATGGCCCGGCCAGGGCCAGGACCGCCCCCCCGTTCTCCAAGGGCCGGGCCGGCTCTAACGCCGGGGCTCCCGCCCGGAACCCCGGTACCGGGCATGTCTTCATCCAGGCCGTCCGCCCGGCCCAGGCCAGGCTCCCGCTGCCCGCACGGGGCAGGATCAGCTCGAACGCGGGCGGCCCGGTCAGGAACCCGGTCCCGCCGATCTTCGGGCCCCCGTTCTATCCCGCGAGGTCCCCCGCCCGGATCAGGGTCACCCTCCCGCCGCGAGGCCGCATCGCCTCCGGATCAGGGGCACCTGCCCGGAACCCCGGTACGGGACCCGCCGTCTACGCGGCGCACGGCCCCGTCCGGGCCCGCGTCCCCCAGGTCTTCTCCAAGGGCCGGGTCCGGTCCGGCCAGGGGACTCATGTCCCGCAAGAAGCCCCGGTCTACCCGCAGCACGGGCCCGTCCGGGCACACCCGGTCCCGCCTGCTCGCGGGCGTATCGCCTCCGGTCCGGGCATCCCGGTCCCCGCGACCGTCCCTGTTCCCGCCTTCGCGCAGCACGGGCCGGTCCGGGCCAGGATCACCCTTCCGGCTCGCGGGCGGGTCAGCATCTTCCGGGCCCCGGCAATCCAGCCGGTCCCGGCCCCGGTCTACCCGCAGCACGGGCCGGTCGCGGCCCGCCAGCCCCTGTCCCGCAGGGGCCAGGTCCGGTCCGGTGCAGGCACCCCCGTCCGGCATCCCGCGCCGGCCTACCCGCTGCGGCGGCCGGTCCAGGCACGCATCCCGCTGCCAGCGCGCGGCAGGACCGCAGGCAACCCGGGCGCCCCCGTCCGGAACCCCGGAACAGGACCGAAGGTCTACCCGCAGCACGGGCCCGCAGGCCTCGCATGGCGGGCACCCGGCCCGTTCCGCAAGGGATCCGCGCAGGGCAGCCCAGGCAGGTTCACGGCCACGCCGGCCATGTCGCCCCCGTTCGCCGCCGGCCCCGCCCGGTGGGCGTGGGAAGCGGGAAGCGCCCGCCCGGTATGGGCCGCCGGCCCCGCCCGGTGGGCGTGGGAAGCGGGAAGCGCCCGCCCGGTATGGGCCGGCGGCCCCGCCCGGAAGACATGGAACCCAGGCTCCGGCCGGAACCAGTGACAGGAGGCTGAGTGAACACGATCTCCCAGTCCGTCCTGTCCACGAACTACATCCAGGTCCCCGTCACGATCCAGTCACCGGGGGCTTATGACCCCAGCACGGATGTCGTGCAGTTCGCGTTCCCGCCGTCCACCTACCCGCCGACCTCGCCCGGCACCTGGTACACGGGCTCATGGGCCGTCTTCCCCGGCCCGGTGTACTGGGCTCAGTGCCTCGTGGGCCCCGCTAACGGGGGAGTGTCGCTGGCCATCGGCCGGTACCAGGGGGCAGTGAAGATCACCGACAGCGATGCAGTGCCGGTCGAGTACCCGTTCCTTCTGGTCATCACCCCGTAGGTATTCCGCATCCCCCGTACCGCTGATGCAACGAGGGCGAGGTGATGCCCCTTGTCCACCCCCCTGCCTGTCGCTGGCCTCACTCCGTACGTTTCGCCAGAGCTGCTAACCCAGGCCAGTACAGGCGTTTCCTGGAATACCGTGCCCCCCGGCGCCAATGTTTCCCCGGCTCAGCGCCTCGCGGAGCAGTCGAACATCTGCGCCCGCGCGACGGCCGAGGTCGACAAAGCCGCGAAACAGCCGCTCCGCGCCACCATCGACACCCTGCCGCTCTACGGGCCCGGTGTCCGCGTCGGCGCGCAGGGCAACGGCCCGGCGACTCTCATCATGACCCGCTGGCCGGTGCTCGAGGTCGTCTCCGTCCAGGTGTCCCGCAACTGCCTGCCCTACGTGTGGACCACCGTCCCGTCCGACCTGGTGCAGGTCCAGTACCCGCCTGTCGGTCTCTACGGGAGCACAGCCCCCCCGGCGGCAGGCGAAGGCGGGCAGGGGATCCTCGTCTCCCAGGAGTACGTCAACTGGGCATACGGGCGCAACGGGCTCGCCATCCAGGTCGAGTACATCAACGGGTGGCCCCACTGCGGGCTGCTCGCCAGCGCCGCCCAGGGCGCGGTGTCCCTGTCCGTCGATGACTGCACCGGCTGGGCGGTCACCTCCCCGCTGACCGGCTACAGCGGGGCCACGGGAACGGTCTACGACGCCGGCTACCAGGAAGTCATCCAGGTCACCGCCTCGTCCGTAACCCAGGGGCCGGGAACGCTGACCCTCGCCACGCCGCTCCAGTCCGCCCACGCGGCCGGGGTGATGGTCTCCACCCTCCCGCAGACCGTGGTGTGGGCCGCCACCCTGTTCGGTGCCGCGCAGGCACTCACCCGCGGCGCGACGTCCACCACGGTCCGGCAGATCCCCGGCACCTCATCGTCGGGTGCGAGCCGGATGGCGGACCTGAAGAAGGAAGCCACCTGCCTGATCGAGGGCACCTTCGACCGGATCATCTGAACGGGGGCGGGCAATGCCGATCGCCTCGGTGATGGGGTACGTGAAGGGGCTCCTCGACGGCCTCCCGATGCCCGGCTACGCGCCGCCCATGTCAGCGCAGATCAACGCGCAGGACCCCAACACCGAAACCGACATCCCCACCGCGTACATCTGGCCGACGCGAGGCCATGAGTCCCGCGACGACCAGAACTACGCCGGCACGATGTCCCGCAACACCGGACCGGGAACCTCCAGCGGCGAAAAGACCATCCTGCACTCCGTTGACATCTACATCGTGTGGATGGAAGCAGGCGACGACGAAGACGCCGACTCGATGTTCCCCGGCATCGTAGACGCCGCCATGTCGGCCCTGCGGACCGCGTACCCGATGCCCGCGCTCGCGACCGACCCCTACACCGGGGCCGAGACGCTGATCTCGAACATCGGCGAAGTCCAGGACTACCAGATCGTCGTCAGCGCGCTCGAGGACCAGGCCTACAACCGCTGCGACTCCCTGATCACCCTGCCGGTCATCGAGGTCATCCAAGCCTGACCGCCCCGCCCGACACCTCCCCTTTCTTCCTCGCTGCGCTCTCTGGAGGCCCCATGCCGCCCGCCTACTGGACGATGACCGATTCCGGGGTTCGCTACTACCCCGCCACCAGGGACGCCTACGGCGTGCCCCTGGGCGACGTGAAGCCCGGCGACGTCATTGAACGCGACGAGGCCCCCGACCAGTACTGGGCGCCCTACGACGGCGAGCCGCCCCGCACCGACACCCCCGAGACCGACACGGCCGGCGAGACCGGCAGCGAGGAGAACTAGACATGGTTGCTCCCAACCCGCCGACCGCCGTATACCCCGTCTGCACGCAGCTGCTGCAGATCGGACTGGAGCAGGGCGGCTTCGGCGTCACCCCGGCTCAGGCCGCGTTCGCGTCGGTGCCCATCGCCAGCTTCATGCCGGACAACAAGATCATGCCCTGGATCGAGGATTCGTCCATGTGGGGCGACTTCGTGAAGACCCATGATCTTCAGGAAGGTCCGCGCTGGGCCGAGTCTGAGATCAAGGAGTCCCCTCTCTACGGGGATACGTTCGGTCACTTTCTGTATAACCTGATGGGTGACCTGGTAGAGACCGGGACCGCGAGCACCCCGACGTGGATGACCTCCGGCGCGCTGTCGGCGGGCGCGGGCCCGATCCCGGTCACCTCCGGGTCCACCGCCGTCGCCGGGACCTTCGTCCAGGTCGACACGGGCGTCAACGCCGAGGTCGTGAAGGTCGGCACGGGCTCCTCGGCAACGAGCATCGTGCTGGACGCCACGACGCCGCTCCGGTTCTCCCACCTGACCACCATCGCGGTCGTCACGGTCATCGCACCGTACAGTCACGTGCTTTCCCTGCTCAATCCCTACGGCAGCACCGGGAACGTCACCGGCCAGGGCCCGACCCACTCCCTCATCCACCGCACGGGCATCCCCGGCTCGGGCAACAACTACTCGTGGCAGTTCGCGTACGGCTGCATGAGCGAGATCATGATCTCCGGCAAGGCGACCGGCGCTCTGACGTGGAGCGGGAAGGTCACCACGTACATCAAGACCTATCCGAGCTTCGTTCCCACTCCCAGCTTCTCGTCCGTGCGGATGATCCCCGCATGGAACAGCACGACCACGGTAGCCAGCGCGGCCGTGAACGACATCACCGAGTGGTCCGTCACGCTGACCAGGGACCTCGACGTGATCCCGACCGCGGACGGATTCCAGCAGCCGTACCTGATCGGCCGCGGCAACCTGTCCGCCCCGTTCAAGCTCAAGTACTCGCCGGCGCTGGACGAATCGCCCTTGACGGCGATGCTGTCCAACACCCAGCCGACACTGGCGTGGTCGATCTCCAACGGGCTCAGCGGGTCAAGCCTCGTGTCCTTCGCGCTCGCCGCGAACCAGGCCGCCTACAAGCAGACGCCGCTGGACAGCGGAAAAACTTTCTGGGGCTGGGACGTGGACGGCGAGTTCATCGCAAACACGACAAACGCGGGCAATTCGGGCGGTCGCTCTCCGCTTAGCATTACACTACAGAATGCTGTCCCGACCTACGCCTGACCTCAGAACAGCGACTCCGTCTCCACCTGCTCCCGGCCCTGCGCTGAGTGCTGCCGGGCTGCGAGCAGGCTAGCGAGCCGATCCACCTCGGCGGCGAGGCCTCCTATCGTCGCGTCACGGTCAGCTAGATCGCGGGTGAGCGCGGCTATCTTCCGCTGGTTCTCGTTCTGCTCGCGCTTGGTCGCCCATCGGCAGTTGGGTGGCCAGCCGTTCCGCTCGCACTCCTCGCAGCGACCGCAGAGGTAGCCCTTGTCATTGTCCCGCCGGTCGACACTGTGGGACCGGCTAGGCCGCGGACCCAAGTCCGCAGCGAAGGCCAGCAGCCCGTCCGGGATGCCGCGATACCCCTGGCAGACCGTGATCTCACGGGGGTCGCCGCCGTACTTCGGCCATGCAGCGTTGTTCGGGTCGGTGCACCGGCCGATGATCCCGCGCCAGATGCCGTAGAGCGGGTGCCTGCTGAGGCCGTGGGTGAACTTCCCCTTCCCGCATCCGCACGACCTGACCTTGCCGTCCCTGACCATCCCGGCCATCTTCGTCGTCACTCTGCCGCACTCGCAGCGGACCGTGACGAGGTCGCAGTACAGGTAGCCGGCTTCCAGAACCTCCAGTTTCCCGAAGCTGTCGCCCGGATTCACGATGGCGGTCTTCCGGTTCTCGCGCGGTCCGCTAAGGCATGAGCAAGAACGGCTGGTGCCTATCTGGAGCGACTTGGCGCGGACGCGCCTAACCCTCCCGCAGTCACATCGGCAGAGAACGCTGCCGTCGCCTCCCTTGTAATCCTCTAGCGTCATCCACAGTCCGAAGAACTCGCCGGCACTGATGACGATCGGGTGATACTTCGGGCCGATCGGGCCGAGTTCGCCGGTGGTCTTGAGCCTGACTGCGTGCATGTTGCACAAGCCGCCGGTACGGCTGGGCACCGGGCAGCCATCGGGGTGACTGCACGTGCCGCCCTTGGGCTGCACACCCCGCGCCCGCCGCGCTCTGGTCGCTCGCTCACGCAGGCACGCGTTGGTTTTCTTGCAGAGCCCCGTGGTGTTGTCGCGCCGCAGGGGGCTACCGCAGACCTGGCAGTGACCTGTCGCCGGCCCGAACCTGCGGTCAAGTGCGTCGCGGGCGCGGGCCGCCTTGCATGCGGGACTATTCCGGCTGTCGCAGATGCCCGACTTATTGTCATGGCGCAGATGTTTGCCGCAGACCTTGCAGCTCCGGGGTGCCGGAAGGAGCTCGGGGACGGCCATCACGCCTCTCCGTCCTCAAGGTCGAGCATCGCCTGCAGGATGACTGCCTCGGCCTGCAGTTCCGCGCACTCGGCGAGCAGTTCTTCCGTCTGGGCTTTTATGGCGGCGGTCCGCCCCTCATCGACTTCGCCCGTGAGCACCATCTCCCGGTAGTCGTCCTCGGCCTCGTCAAGGATGAGCTGGGAGTAGCCGACGTCCAGGCCGATGTGGCAGGACTCCTCCAGGAGATCCATTGCGGACAGCACACGGGCCCGAGCCTGCTGGACTGAAACGGGCGCCTTCATGATCCGGCCGGACGGATGGCCGGCGGGGTAGCTCTCGCCGAGGTCTGTACGATTAGTCATAGCTGGGCCTTCCTCTGCTAAGGGTTGAGGTCGAGCACGCGAGGCGATGGGGTGCAATCCTGTCGCCTCGCTTTTTAATGCCTTCACATTCTACCGCAATTCCCTCCCTTAAATGGCATCGAAACGAACACGGAAGCGAGCATCAATGACCCGTCACAATGTCCCCGGCGACGGCGGCTGGTTCGAGCTGCGGGACATCAGGGAACTCAACGAGGACCACCAGATTGAGTACCTGGACCTCGCGGACAAGCTGCGCCAGGACAAGCGCGACGCCACTGCGGCGCGGCCCCCGGAGAACCCCGCCGTGATGCCGGTCCCGGGGGACGAGGCCCCGGTCAGGCTGACCCGCGCGGAACTCGCCCCGGTCCGCGAGCTGGTAGAGGGCTGGGTAGTCGCCGATTCCTCGTTCGGGATACCGCTGCCGCACCCGCTGCCCCTCGTTGCCGGCAACGTCTTCCGCGAGGCCATTGATTTCTACTACGGGGCCCTGAACGGCGAAACCCCAAAAGAGAATCCGGGTTCGGACTCCACCTCTACCAGTACCTGAACGGTGACTGCCACTGCTGTCCCCGCCCCGTAGGCGCCGGGACTATCCGTCATTGCGTGTGGATCATCCGGGGCCGGCTGCATCCGCAGACACCCAGGGACATCCCGCTGCTGGTCGGCAACTACCTGGGGCCGGTCGCTGAGGTGCTGGACGGCATCGATGAGGCCCGGCGCCGGAAGTGAGGTCCCGTGAATTTCTCCGAGGCCGCGGCGAGATTCAAGGCCGCCACTGACCGGGCTGAAGCGTCGATGGCCCGTGACTGCGCGGCGGCGGGGGCGCGGGCGTTCCTGCCGATCGAGCGGTCCATGACGCCGGTCCTGTCCGGGCGCCTGCGGGAGTCCGAGGCGGTCAAGGCGGTGACGGGCGGCGGGACGTACGCGGAGGCGGTCGTGTCCCCGAACATCATCTACGCGCGGTTCCGGAACTTCGGCGGGACGATCACGGCGAAGCGTTTCCCGCAGCTCGGCAACCCGACGGTGGGGTTCTTCGGCAAGTCCGTGACGCAGGCCGGGAGTCACTACGTGGAGCGGGCGGATGCGGCTGCACGGGGTCCCGTGCAGGTCGCTATCCAGATGCGGGCCGACACGTTCTTCGAGGGCCTGTAATCCCTCGCGTCCTTGCGTTGCCTGCTGGTCTAGCCATGCCTTCACGGCGTCTGAGATGACGCGGCGGACGGGCTGGCCGGTGGCGCGGGCGTAGTCCTCAAGCCGCTGCCGCTCAGCCCCTAGGCGCAGGCTGAGCGGCTTCTCCCTGTGGCGGTCGGTCATCGGGTGGTCTCGGCCTGCGCGGCGCGGTAAGCGGTGCCTGCGGCGTCCTGGACATCGCCGTAGCGAGCCCACGCCGCACGGCGTGCGTCCTTGTCGGTTCCGGCAGCGGCCAACTCGGCCCCCAGTACCTCGCCAGCCGCGCTGACGGTCTTCTCGAATGCGGTGTCCCTGGCGTCTCTGGCGGTGTCGGCGGTCATTTCGTGCTCCCTCTCTAGGTGGTAGCTCCACTCTAGGGCATGTGGCGCTACCACGTCAAGGCTCTCACTGACTTCTGACCTGCCGGGGGTGATCCGGTGGGCGACATCAACGAGACGATTTCCGTCAACGCGGGGCCCGGTATCGCAGGGCTCAAGGAGTTCACGGACGCGCTCGATCAGGCGTCGGCGAAGTGGGCGGCGTTCGAGGACAAGCTCAACGGCGGCGGCGGTGGCGCCGGCCCGGCGAAGCTCGCCGCGAGCATGGACGCCGCTGCGGCTTCGATCTCCGAGGCTGCGGCGAAGATCAACGCGGCGGTGGATAAGGTCGGCGCGTCCGCTGATACGGCGGCCGGGGGGATCGAGCGGCTCGGCTCGGCTGCGGGGACCGCTGGCGGCGGCCTGGATGAGGCCGCTGCGGGGGCTGATGCTGCCGCTGCGGCGTCGGATCGCCTCGCGGAGGCCGCGGATGCGGCGGGGGCGTCCCTGGACGTTCAGGCGGCTTCAGCGGCCCGGGCGGGGAAGTCCGGTGCTGAGGCGGCTGCGTCGTCGGAGGGGTTCGGGAAGGTCGCGAAGGTCGCCCTCCTCGGCCTCGGTGTCGCGGCTGCGTACGGCCTTGACAAGGCGATGAAGTTCCAGTCGCAGATGCTGCTGCTGAACACCCAGGCGGGCGTGTCCCTGCCGAAGGTGAAGCAGATGTCCCAGGGCGTCCTGGAGATCTCCACCCAGACCGGCCAGTCCCTCTCCGACGTGTCCGAGTCCGCCTACCATGTCGCGTCGAACATGGCGTCGATGGGGTCGACGGTCCCGAACATGCTGAAGGCGACGAAGATCGCCGCTGAGGGCGCCTCTGTCGGCCACGCCCACATGGTCGATGTCACCAACGCGCTGACCGCCTCCATCGCATCCGGGATCCCGGGGGTCAAGAACTACTCCCAGGCGATGGGCATGCTCAACGCCACGGTGGGTTCCGGCGACATGAACATGCAGGACCTGTCGGAGGCGTTCGGGACCGGCATGGTCGCGTCGGTGAAGGGCTACGGCCTGTCGCTGAAGGACGTCGGCGCCGGGCTCGCGGTGTTCGGTGACAACAACATCCGGGGTGCCAAGGCGGGCACGGACATGCGGATGGCGGTCCAGTCCCTCGCCGTCCCCGCGGCCAGCGCGAAGAAGGAGCTCGCGGGGCTCGGGCTGACCCAGAACTCGCTGGCGAAAGACATGCAGTCCGGGGGGCTGCTGAAGGCCCTGGATGACCTGAACGGGAAGTTCAAAGAGCACGGGATCACCGCGAAGAACGAGGGCCAGGTCATCACTGACCTGTTCGGCAAGAAGGCCGGGGTGGGCCTGTCGCTGCTGATGGAGCAGATGGACCGGCTCAAGTCGAAGTACCCGGCGATCACCGCGGGCGCGAACAGTTTCAATGCGGCGTGGGAGAAGACGCAGCAGTCCCCGGCGCAGAAGTGGAAGGAAGCCGTCGCCGGCTTGCAGGCGTCCGCGACGGGGTTCGGTACTCAGCTGCTCCCCGCGTTCAGTTCCGCGCTGGGGTTCGCGGACAAGATCCTCGCCGACATCAACGGGACCAAAGGCGCCGCCCAGGGGCTCGCCGTCGCGTTCGGCGGAGCCGCTGCGCTGTTCACCGGCAAGAAGCTGGTCTCCGGGGTCGAGTCGGCGTTCAAGACCGGCGAGACGGTCTTGCGCGGGGTCGGGAAGATCTCCGAGGTGCTGAAGATCCCCGGCCTGGACAAGCTCAGCAATATCGGCAAGAGCGCCGGCCTGGATACGGCGGCGGAGTCCTTGACTGGGGCCGCGGGGGATCTCAGCGCCGCGGCGGCGAAGCTGTCAGAGGGCGGCCTCGGGGGCGCTGCAGGTGCGGCAGGAAAAGCCGAAGGCGGCGCTGCGGCGACGGCGGAAGGCGCGGGCGCCGGCGGCCTGCTCGCGAAGATAGGCAGCAGGACCGGCATGGATGCCGGAGGCCTGGCCTCCGCCGCCAATCCGATCGCGGCGGGCGTCGCGGCGGGCCTGCTG